GAAGCCTTGCTTTTCCAAGGCAAAGAATGGCATGAGGTTTAGCAAGACACACAAATACACTATACTAACCTTAGACACTATGTGTTTAGGGTTGAGTAGCTACTATGTCACTACCTAGTTACTCAGCCTGACCCCCATGAAAGAAGTATCTCTAAAAGATTTCGATATACTGTCAGAACAAGACAAAGCAGAAGCAACAGCTTTGTTAGCACGATACGACCAACTAGATAAACAAGATTCATGTCAAAACGATTTTATGGGTTTTGTAAAACATATGTGGGGTGACACTTTTATAGAAGGCAGACACCACAGAATAATTGCAGATAAATTTAACAGAATTGCACAAGGCAAATTAAAACGTCTTATTGTGTGTTTACCACCAAGACACTCTAAGTCAGAGTTTGCATCAACATTCTTCCCAGCTTGGATGATGGGTTTGAATGGTACTTTGAAGATAATACAGTGTACTCACACAGCTGAACTAGCAGTACGATTTGGTAGAAAAGTTAGAAACCTTATAGACAGTGAGGATTTCAGAGTTATTTTTCCTGAGTTAAAACTGCAAGCAGATAACAAATCAGCTGGTAGATGGACTACAAACCAAGAAGGTGAATCTTTCTATGCTGGTGTAGGTGGTGCGATTACAGGTCGTGGTGCTGATTTATTGATTATTGACGACCCACACTCAGAGCAAGATGCTTTATCGCCCAAATCACTAGAGTCAGCTTATGAATGGTACACGTCAGGACCTAGACAGAGGCTACAACCCGGTGGAACGATAGTCATAGTTATGACTAGATGGAGCACTAAAGACTTGGTTGGCAAGGTATTGAAAAAACAAAGTGACGACAATGCTGACCAGTGGGAAGTAGTAGAGTTTCCAGCAATATTACCTGAAACTGAAAATCCACTTTGGGGTGAATATTGGAAAAAAGAAGAACTCATGTCTGTTAAAGCATCTTTACCAGTATCTAAATGGAACGCACAGTGGATGCAGAATCCAACAGCTGAAGAGGGTTCTATTGTAAAAAGAGAATGGTGGCAATTATGGAAATACGAAGACATACCTGATTACAGCTACGTCATACAAAGTTACGATACTGCTTTTTCTAAGAAAGAAACAGCTGACTATTCTGCAATAACTACTTGGGCTATCTTTGAAGGTGAAGATGGTGTTGAGCAAATAATACTACTAGATGCAAAAAGATACAGAGTAGACTTTCCTGAGTTAAAAAGAATAGCTTTTGATGAGTATAAGTATTGGGAACCAGATTGTGTTCTTATTGAGGCAAAAGCATCAGGAACACCACTGACACAAGAGCTAAGACGTATGGGCATACCTGTTACTGCTTATTCACCCAGTAGAGGACAAGACAAGATAGCTAGAATGAACAGTGTAGCTCCTATATTTGAGTCTGGTATGGTTTGGGCTCCTGACGAAGATTTTGCAGACGAAGTAAGAGAAGAGTTAGCGTCTTTTCCATTTGGTGATAATGACGATTTTTGTGATAGTACAACCATGGCTTTGATGAGATTTAGGCAAGGTGGTTTTTTATCACTGAAAGAAGACTATCAAGACGAAGCTAAATTTTTACAAAAAAATAGGACAGTTTATTACTGATGATTTATTATCTATGGATTACACAACAAGCCCAAGAGTGCTACACTTAATATTATGGCAGTAGATAAAATGCTAGGAACAGAAAATGACCCTGATATTATGGAACAAGGGTCAGCTGTAACAGTCGAGCAAGAACCAACCAGAGAAGAACTTATATCTGACGCAGCACAGATACTTGTCAATGAAAATGAGGTTTTGGTTGGTGATGAGTTAGTTGAAGAACCAATGCCACAAATGGACTTCAACTCTAATTTAGTAGAATTTATATCTGAAGATGTAGTTAAGAAACTTGCATCTGACTTGACGAGCTCAATCAAGGGTGACAAACAATCAAGAAGTGAGTGGGAAAAAACATACAAAGAAGGTCTTGAGTATCTTGGTATGAAGTTTGATGAACAGAGATCGCAACCATTTGAAGGTAGCTCTGGTGTAGTTCACCCAATATTAGCAGAAGCAGTGACACAGTTTCAAGCACAAGCTTACAAAGAAATGTTGCCAGCTAAAGGACCTGTAAAGACAGAAATACTAGGTGCTAGAACCATAGAGACAGAAAATCAAGCTGAAAGAGTACAAGAGTTTATGAATTATTACATCATGAATGTAATGAAAGAGTATGACCCTGAACTTGATATGTTGTTATTTTACTTACCACTAGCTGGTAGTGCATTTAAAAAAGTCTACTTTGATTTTGTAACAAACAAAGCTGTATCTAAATTTATACCACCAGAAGATTTGATTGTGCCTTACGAGGCTAGTGATATTTCTTCAGCAGAAAGAATTACACATGTAATCAACATGTCCTTAAACGAGGTGAAAAAACAACAGTTAACAGGTTTTTATGCAAATGTTGATATGCCTGAAAATAGCTATGCAGATGATGATAGTGATGTGGAAACTACTATTGACGAGATACAAGGTGTGTCACCTAGCTATAAAGAAGACAGAAATAGAGTTATTTATGAAATACACACTGTCTTAGACATCGAAGGTTTTGAAGACTTAGATGCTTCAGGAAACCCAACAGGGTTAAAACTACCTTACATAATAACTATAGATGAAGATACAGAGACTGTATTAGCTATTAGAAGAAACTACTTACAACAAGACCCACTAAAAAATAAGATTAATTACTTTGTTCAATACAAGTTCTTACCGGGTCTTGGATTCTATGGTTTAGGTCTATCGCACATGATAGGTGGATTGTCCAAAGCTTCTACCTCTATACTTAGACAACTTATAGATGCTGGTACATTAGCGAATTTACCAGCTGGTTTTAAAGCTAGAGGCATGAGAATCAGAGATGAAGATGAGCCTTTACAACCCGGTGAATTTAGAGATATTGATACTACAGGTGGCTCTCTAAGAGAAAACCTTATACCTCTGCCTATAAAAGAACCAAGCAACGTACTCATGCAATTACTAGGTCTATTGGTCGATTCTGGTAAAAGATTTGCAGCTATTGCTGATATGAATGTAGGTGATATGAACCAAGCTATGCCAGTAGGTACAACAGTAGCTTTGTTAGAAAGAGGAACCAAAGTTATGAGTGCAATACACAAAAGATTGCACTATGCACAAAGGATAGAGTTTGATTTACTGGCTAGAGTTTTTGCTGAGTATCTACCACCATCCTATCCTTTTACAAATGGCACAGCACCAAATGAGATAAAACAACAAGATTTTGATGGTCGTGTTGACATTGTGCCAGTTTCAGACCCAAACATTTTTTCACAAAGCCAAAGAATAACATTGGCTCAAGAATTGTTAATGATGGTTCAATCTAACCCTGAGATACATGGTCAACAAGGTATGTACGAAGCATACAAAAGGATGTATGCAGCTCTTGGTGTAGATAACGTAGAAGCACTTATACCTCCACCACCAGACATGACACCACAACCTATTGATGCTGGGCTAGAAAATAGCAACCTAATGTTAGGTATGCCAGCACAAGCTTTCATAGGACAAAACCATGAAGCACACTTAGAAACGCATAAAAGTTTGTTTATGACACAGGTAGTCAAAGAAAACCCACAAATACAATCAATAATTATTAGTCATTGTATGCAACATCTACAGTTTTTATCAGCTGAACTGGCTAATCAACAGATACCACAAGAAGTTCAGATGCAACTACAACAAACACAAGCACAAATGCAACAAGTCTCACCAGATGATGCTATGTTGATGCAACAGCAGATACAAATTACTCTTGACCAGTACAGTGCTCCAATTATGGCACAACTGACAGCTGAATTCTTACAATCTATAGGTCAGGGTCAAAGCAGTGACCCATTGGTTGATATAAGAAAATCAGAGCTTGAATTGAAAGACAAAGAACTTAATATTGAAGCACAACAGTTTGCACAAAAACAAAATCAAAGAGCTCAAGAGAAGATGGCAGAGAACACTTTGCAAAAAGACAGGATAAATGTGCAAAAAGATATAGCTGATGATAAACTAAATGTGGCTATGGACAGATTAAAACAAAATGCTGAACTAAAGCTATTAGAACTGGGAGCAAAACAGAGGAATTAATTATGGCAACTTCATTTAGAGTAAAAGCAGTAGCAGAACTGCGTGAGGCAAAAAAACTAGAAAGAGAAAGAGAAGCTCAAGAACAAGCTGAGTTAGAAAAAAATAAAGCAGACAAGGCACAAGCAAATGCTGAGAGAATAGCTGCAAAACTAGAAAGAATAGCAAAAGGTGTAGAGTCTACACCTCCAGTAGAAGAAGTAGCTGTAGAAGAGGTTGTAGAAGAGGTTGTAGAAAAACCAAAACCAAAGGCAAAAGCCAAGCCAAAGGCAAAGACAACAGCTAAAAAAAGAGGTAGACCAGCAAAAGCTAAAAAATAATGCCAGATGATTACGAATTGCTTGATGCAATCAAAAAACTCATATCTCAGAGAGAAGCACAAGTTGCTGAAACTTTAATGTCAGGTGGCTTAAAAGATATGGAACATTATAAATATTTGCAAGGAGAACTATCTGCTTTATACTACATGAAGACAGAATTACAGAATTTATTTAAGAAAGACTAAATGGCAGAACTAAAATCAACTAACGACATAGTAGCTAATGCTTACATAGAGGAAGAAGCAAGAGTTCTCGACCCTACCTTATTAGACAAATCAGTTTTAGACAGGATGCCACAACCAACTGGTTATCGCATGTTAGTCTTACCATATGCTGGTAAAGCTACAACCAAAGGTGGTATACATTTAGCACAAAGCACAGTAGATAGAGAAGCTCTAGCAACTGTAGTAGCTTATGTGGTTAAGCAAGGAGCTGAGTGCTACAAAGATAAAAAACGATTTGCTGGCAAACCTTGGTGTGAAGAAAAACAATGGGTTTTAATAGGGCGTTACTCTGGCTCTAGGTTTAAACTTGAGGATGGTGCAGAGGTCAGAATCATCAACGATGATGAGGTTATAGCCACAATTCTCAACCCTGATGACATAGTGAGTTTATGATGAATGAACAAGAAAATGCACAACAAATTCAGCCTGAAGCTGAAGATGTTGAAGTAGAGGTAGTAGAACAGGAGGCTGTAGCAGAGACTAACCCAGATGATGAGTTAGAAAACTATACAAAATCTGTATCTAAAAGAATAAATAAGTTAAATGAACGTAACAGACAAGCTGAAGAAAAAGCAGCTAGACTGGAGCAAATGTTGGCTCAAAAGCAACAAGAAACAGCGTTACTTAACCAACAAAAGTTACAGACACAACAAAATCTGTTACTAAAAGAAAAAGAAACTATTGAAGCTAAAGAACTGCAAGCTAATGACTTGTACAAAAGAGCTGTAGATTCTGGAGATGCTGATTTGATGTCAAAGGCTGACACTTTGAAAACTGATTTAAGCATACAAAAAGAAAAAATAAGAGAACAAGAAGAATCTCAACAAAATTTTCAAAATCCACAATTAGTACAACAAGAACAATATCAAGAATATCAACAACCTCAACAGGTTGCACCAGAACCAAGCTCACAAGCAAAGAGCTGGCATGAAAGCAATCAATGGTATGGTGATAATAGTAGTGATGAAACTGTACAAGCAACACAATTTGCTTATTTCACACACTATAACCTCATAAACGAGGGCTATGAAGCTGACTCTGATGATTATTACAGTGAGCTAAATAGTAGAGTTTACAAAGTTTATCCTGATTTACAGGCTAATGAAGACGTGCAAAATGAAGACAGACCCGCTGTGCAAAGAGTCACTTCAACTTCTGTAGGAAGTCGTCAGAAAACACAAGGCAAGAAGAACGGAGTGACTTTTTCTAAATCAGAAGTTGAACGTCTTAGAGGATTGAAACCACATAATATGTCTGAAGAGGCATGGTTGAAATCTGTTGCTAAAGAGAAACAAAAAATTTCACAAAGAGAGGCAAAATAAAATGACTAACGAAATAGAACAAGAAACTACTACCAGACAATCTCGTGAATCCGAGTCTCACGCTAAAGAATCTCGTAGAACCCCATGGCGACCAGTAAGAAAACTAGAAACACCTCCAGCACCTGAAGGATATGAATATCGATGGATAAGAGAATCTATGATGGGGCAAGAGGATAGAGCAAACGTGAGTAGAAGACTCAGAGAAGGTTGGGAACTTGTAAGAGGTTCTGATCTACCTGAAGATTTCAACTTACCTACTATGGATTCTGGCAGACATACTGGTGTTGTTTATAATGAAGGACTACTTTTAGCGAAGATACCAACAGAAACTATTGCTGAACGTAATGAATATTACGCTGGCAAAAATCAACAAGCAAAAGAAGCGTTAGACAATAACATGTTTAACGAATCTGCTAGAGATGGAAGATATGTGAAGTATGACTCGCAAAGGAAGTCTAATGTTACTTTTGGGAAAAAGTAACTAATATTAATAGGTAAAAATTATGGCTAATAAAGATGCCCCTTTTGGATTGAAACCTGTTCGTATGATGGGCGGAGCACCTTATTCTGGAGGACAATCCAGATATAGGATAGCGAGTGGAGCCACTACACCAATTTTCCAAGGCGACTTGGTTACGCAGTTGACTGCTGGTGTACTGGGAAGACACGCTGCCACTGGTACTGTTCCTGTTGTCGGAGTGTTTAATGGAGTCAGTTATACTGACCCAACCACAGGCGAACAAGTTTTCAAAAATTACTATCCCGGAAGCATAGCTGCTTCTGATATAGTAGCTAACGTGATTGATGACTCAAATGTTGTATTTGAAGTACAAGCAGACGACACTTTTCCTGTTGCTGACTTGTTTGGAAATTTCGACATAGTAGACAACTCTCCTGTTGGCGATACTTCTTCAGGCATATCTAATTCAGAGGTTGATGTAACTACTGGTGCTACAACAGCTACTCTCCCTTTGAAGGTAATAGATATTTCAGAAGACCCTGATAATGATGATGTAGCATCAGCTAACACCAATGTTCTATGTGTGATTCAAAACCACATCATGGGTCAAAAAGGTGCTGGTTTAGCATAAGGAGTTAAATAATGGCAATATCAAGAGCTCAACTCGCTAAAGAGTTAGAACCGGGATTAAACAGCCTGTTTGGCTTGTCTTATGATGAGTATGACAGGGAGTACGAAGACATCTTCTCTATTGAGGATTCAAATCGTGCTTTTGAAGAAGAAGTGTTAATCACTGGATTTGGTTCCGCACCAACAAAAACTGAAGGTCAAAGCGTAAGTTTTGACAATGCAACTGAAAGTTACAGTGCACGTTATACCCACGATACAGTGGCTCTAGCGTTTGCTTTGACAGAAGAAGCAGTAGAGGATAATTTATACGATTCGTTAGGGAAACGCTATGTGAAAGCATTAGCTAAGTCTATGGCGAATACTAAAGAAGTTAAAGGTGCTGATGTGTTAAATAACGCTTTCTCTTCCAGTTTTACTGGTGGAGATGGTAAATCACTAATAGCAACAGATCACCCACTATCAGGTGGTGGTTCAGCTGCTAATAGAGCCACATCAATGGCTGACCTCAATGAAACCTCATTGGAAGATGCTTTGATTGACATCAGTGGTTTCACAGATGACAGAGGATTGACTATATCTGTTCAAGCTTCAAGAATGATAGTTCCTAGTGAACTTGTTTTTGTTGCTGAAAGAATACTTAATTCTCAGTTAAGAACTGGAACAGCAGACAATGATTTAAACGCTGTAAGAAGCACAGGGGTACTACCCGGTGGTTATTCAGTGAATCATTATCTGACAGACCCAGATGCTTTCTTCATCTTAACTTCTGTAACAGACCAAGGTGATGGACTAAAAATGTTCCAAAGAAGCCCAATGGAGACTTCTATGGAGCCAGACTTCTCAACAGGTAACATTAGATATAAAGCTCGTGAGCGTTATTCTTTTGGTTTCTCTGATTGGAGAGGCATTTATGGTTCACAAGGTGCATAACTAGAACGATTAGAAATAGCGTTTATAACTCAACTATTTCAGAAAAAGGGCAACTTAGGTTGCCTTTTTTTTTGTTATTTTATTTGTGCAAATACTTGCAAATTCTTACACATTTGATATTATAACCATGTGAGATACATAAATAACAGGAGAAAAAAATGAGTCAACTAAAAAATACATACTACATAGGTGCTGGTTGGGGTAACAAAATGTACACTCTTAGACAGAACATTCTGTTTGAAAGGTCAGATGGTTATGTCAGTGAAAGTGATACATATGTCAAAAATCTAAGCACAGACTATGATGAGGCTTATGCAAAAGCTGTCAAATATGCTAAGGAATCTAATGTTAAATTAGAAGCTTCTTTGATAGGCGACCTTGACCCAATCGAAAGAAAAACGAAGAAAGAACATGAAAAATATGCTGTAGAATTTCAAGTCAAGATTGATGATTTTCTTAAAAATAATCCAGTTCTAGCACAATACTTTGAAACTTATGGCAATGTAGATTATGAAGATAAAGAAGTTAGAGGTGGGATAGGATATGCTTTCTTTGACATTAAAGACAAGCTTTATACCTATGGAAAATTGTCAAACAAACAAGTGGATTTTGCCATAAGATTGGTAGAAGATTTTGTTACCAGAAAAGAAAACACAAAAAAATGGGCAGAAGAAAAAGCTAATGCAGAACCAGTGCCTGTGACTGATGAAAGAATACAGTTTACTGGTGAGGTTATCAAAACCACATTTAAAGATTATGTTTTGCCTAATGGTATGCAAACCAGCTCACAAAAATGCACTGTTAAAGATGACAGGGGTTTTGTGGTTTGGGGTGGTGATGTAGGTGAAAAAGGTGATAGGGTTACTTTCATGGCTACAGTTACTGTGTCAGACAAAGACCCTAAGTTTGGTTTTTTCAAAAGACCTACCAAAATACAACAAATCTAAATTTGCTAATCTAAAGCCCTAGTAGTATGATTTTACTACTAGGATTTATTAATTTGAACCTATCGACTGACCTAGCAGACAAGCCAAGACGATAGGGGAATTTCCAAAGGAGGAAATTATGGCAAATTCGACATTTAACGGACCTGTCAGGTCTGAAGGTGGTTTTGAACAAATCACTGTAACTGCTAAAACAGGAGCAGTAACCAACAACTTTGATATAGATACAAGTGGTAATGTTTCTGGTACTGGTACTATGAAAATGACTGGTGCTATGAACTATGTCAAAGACGTAGAGAGCCTTACAGCAGCTACTAAAAGTATTACAGCAGCAGATTCTGGTACTGTTTATTTGATAAACAGAGCAGCTGGTGTTGCGATAACTTTGCCAGTAGCAGCTTCTGGTATTTACTATAAATTTATTATAGGAACTACTATCACTTCAAATGCTTTTTCATTAACTGGTGCTTCAGCAGTAGATATATTCGCTGCTTCATCTAATGTTCTTTTGTGGGACAAAGATGCACCATCTACAGTCAGTGCTAAACAATTTTACGCTGATGGTTCTGATGATGATGTTATGTCAATGAATGGTGGCACAACAGGAGGTTTCATAGGAACTGAGTTGCATCTGTATGGTATTGGAACAGGTGGACAAGGTAGTGCAACAGCAGTATGGCATCTAAGTGGTGTTTCATATGCTGATGGCACATTAGCAACTCCATTTGCATAAGGAGTAAATAATGGCAGACACAGTAACTTCACAAACTATTCAGGATGGTCAAAGAGTAGCTGTATTAAAGTTTACTAATGAATCTGATGGAACAGGGGAATCATCTGTTAAAAAGGTTGATGTATCAGCACTGTCTTCTAACAATGAAGGTAAAGCTTGCACCAGTGTATCTATAGCTAGAATACATTGGTTTTGTAGAGGCATGGGTGTTGATGTTGAGTTCGATGCAACCACCAATGTTTTAGCAGTAACCTTAGCTCCTGATAGTTCTGGTGATGAGTATTTTGACCAGTTTTCTGGCATACCCAATAATGCTGGTTCAGGAGTAACTGGAGATTTAGACTTTACTACAGTTGGACATTCTAGTGGTGATGCCTATTCCATTATCTTAGTTTTGAATAAAAATTATTAATGTAAAGGTGGCTAAAGACCCAAGGTTAGATAGAGTTGGCGTTACAGGGTTTAACAAACCCAAGAGAACGCCATCTCATCCTACCAAATCACACGTTGTGGTTGCAAAAGAGGGTGATAAAATAAAAACAATCAGGTTTGGTCAGCAAGGTGTAAAAACTGCTGGCAAGCCAAAAAAAGGTGAGTCGCAAAAACAAAAGAATAGAAGAAAGTCTTTTAGAGCACGACACGCTAAAAACATAGCTAAAGGCAAAATGTCAGCAGCTTATTGGGCAAATTTAACGAAGTGGAGTTAGTATGGCTATAGGAAGGTCACAAATACCAAAAAACGTAGCAAACCCTAGTTTATACAAAAAAGCAAAGGCTAAAACAAAGGATAAATTTGAAGTTTATCCATCCGCATATGCCAATGCTTATATGGTCAAAGAGTATAAGAAAATGGGTGGCAAATATAAAGGTGCAAAGGCAGCTGCTACAGGTGGAGCAGTAAAATTTAGTAATGGTGGCACAGTCATGGTTCAAGCGAGAGGGTGTGGTGCTATGATGAATGACAGGCGTAAGAAAACAAAAATGCCTAGAAGCTAGTATGAGTTTAACGAAGTGGTTTGCACAAGATTGGGT